CTGCATCGAAAACTGGTAAAACCCAAATAACCGACTATATGTTCATGTATAGTCCGTATAGATTTATTAAAGAATGTAATACTAATATAAAACTAAAGATAAATTACTTTAGTTTAGAAATGAGTAAAGAGGATAAAATTCTTTCAGCTATAGCATTCTTTTTATATCTATATAAAGGAATAAGGAAAAGTACAGATGAATTAAGCTCAATATTTAAACATAAAATTCTTGATGATGATACATTAAGAGCTATTGAAGAAATTGAGCCACAATTGTATGAATTCTTATCATTAGTTACATATAGAGATAATATTAGAAACCCTTATGGCATTTTCAAAGAAATTAGGAAATATGCTCATGCTAATGGTAATTATATAGATAAGGAAGGTAATATATTAAATACTCAATGGATTGAACAGGGGATAAATGAAGAAGCTAAGAAAATATTTAGATATATTCCTAAAAATCCAGACGAGTTTGTAATTAATATAGTTGACCACATTTCTTTGCTTACTCCAGAGAAGGGTGAAAGCTTAAGGGATGCAATGGGTAGGTTTTCAGCAACACATAGTATTGACGCTAGGGATAGATGGAAGCATATCATGGTAAATGTTCAACAACAAAGTGCGGATATGGAGTCTGTAGATAATGTTGCGGCTAATATGATTAGGCCATCAAAAACTGGATTATCAGATAATAAATCTACCGGTAATGATGTTGATACAATGTTAGGATTATTCTCTCCATATAGATTTAAAAGAGCTGAATGGGAAAATTACAATATTAAAAGGCTTAAAGATTCATATAGGGAATTGTCTGTAATATTTAATAGAAGAGGTAGTTCAGTTATGACAGATTTATATTTCGATGGAGCGTGTAGTTATTTTAAAGAATTGCCTAAAGTTCAAGATATGAATGACGCAATTTATAAACAATTAGAAAACAGAGATATTAAATATAGATAATATGATGTGTTATAAAGACAAAACGTTTTGTAAATTTAATGAATGTGCAAAGTGGAGTAATTGTCATAGATCATTAACTCCTAAAATTACCTCTGATGCAATAAAATGGTGGGGCAGCAAAGATGCTCTAATTTCGATATTTACAAATAAACCAGATTGTTATGAAGAAAAACTCTAAACTACAAAAAATAAGGAAGAGAATTTCTTTAGAAGTTTTATTAAGAGTCATGTTTCAAATGAGCGACTATAATAATTGGCACAATGGGAATATTTTGGGAATATGGATAAAATAAATAAAGCTATTGAGCTTGTTTTAATTGAAGTTGAAGACTGGTATAACAATTCTGACAGAATAATTTATGATAAAAATTCCAGATTCAAAAAAACATAAACTAATGTGGAAAAATAAGAATGGAGCTTTCTACTTATCTGCATTATTAAACTATTATGAAGATAAAAATAAGTACGAAGCTTATATCAATAGTGAAAATAAGAAAGGTAAGAAAAAGATAACCTGTCCAGATTTGCCAAATGAAGAAGATTTCTACCCAATGGAAGTTCAAGAAGAAGATGAATATCATTGGGGATTAAAGGAGATTGAACTATTGGGTAGAAATTTTACTCCATTATTTTCTAAACATGAACAATTGAGAGCAATTAAATCCAGTTGTGATTTAGGAGAAATCTATAGGTATATTGAACATGAAGAGACTCACGAGAAATTAACAGTAATGGCAATACCAATTAAGATTGAGAAAAAACAATCTAAAGCTGGTAATGAATATTATAGATTATACCTTGTAGATGAGTATTCTAAAGTTTCAATATATATATCTTTAAATGTTTATAACGAATATAAGCATTATATTAAGTTGAATGAAGCTTCATTATTATTAGTTGATGTTAAAAAAGGATTTCTTATTTTAAAGTATATTAAACCGTGTCAATTTATAGATAAAATTAAATTATTCAGCATCCATTTTAATACAAATGATATATTCATAGAACGTAAAATACTGAATATTTTAAAGAATAATATAGGAAGTGGCATAGAAGTATTATTTGGCAATAAATCATGTATTTTCCACGTTAATTTGACATATAAAATAATGAAAGAATTAAAGCAAAATAATATTGAATTTACATTTAATCATACTAAAGAAGAAATTCCTTATTTAATATGCGGATGTGAAACTGAAGAAGATTATAATGAAGCTAAAGAGATTTTTGAAAATGAAAATAAAATTTAAAAATGAATAATATTTATTTTTGGGGTGTAGTTACAGCGATAATACCAGCAGTAATTTGAATGCTAATGTATCCATATTGGATGTTTTGCGAATGGGTCATGTATAAATTTAAAATGTCTTACAAAAGGGCACTTGTTATAAGTGTTTCTATAGGATTTATTCCGCTAATTATTTGTTTATGTATAATGTTATATAATAAATTATGAGAGCATTAAATGGATTACCAAGTTATCTTGAAACACATTTTGAGATAGTAGATTTAATTTGTATTGATACTGATAATGAAGATTCATTAGCATATCATATTGCTGAAACTCAAGGTAGAGGTGGTATGTATAAATTAGCTGAGAAGTTAACTGATGAATTTGAAGAAATATATCAGGGACGTGAATGGGATGGAGATTTCTTTGATACTATAAGTGAATTTATTAATAATAAAAATAAAGAATTTAAGTATGAGAAAGATAAACTGGAACAAGGAACTTAAGAAGTTCTATCAAGAGAATAAACATTTGGATATTGATAAAATTTCATTTAAATTTGTAACGAAATTTTGTAATGGAAATAAAGAACGTTAAAGTTTATGGTCTTAAGGAAAGTATAGTTCGTAGTGGATATCCAACAAGAATTGGAGAACTTAGTATTTTTGAATATGATGAGGATGGAATTTGCGGAGTAAATTTGACTAAACATGGCGAGCGTGCATATAGATTAGCTAAAACTCCAATTGGTTCTGGACATGATAATTTTCTCAAAGGTATTATAGTTCAATTTGATTTACAATATCCTGAATATTTTAGTCCTCAACTGCAAAGATACAACTGGATTGATATAATAAGTTCTCAAAGTAAAATGCATAAAATTACCTCAAGAAAATTAACTAAAGAAGATTTTACTGAATATACTCATGAAGACGCAATTAATAACATTAATTCATTGATTTCGGTATATCAATCAGCAGATGAATTAAAGATTAATAAAGAAGTATGTTTTAATCAAATTATATCCAATCTTCCGTCTGGATATTTAAAATGGATGGGAATATCTACAAACTACTTGCAATTAAAAACAATATATTCCCAACGTAAAAATCATAAATTACAAGAATGGAGATATTTTTGCAATTGGATTGAAACTCTTCCACAAAGTGAATTAATCACTAATTTAGCCTAATTTTAAACCTTAATATGATGAGAAAATGTTTATTAACATTAATTTGTGCATTATTTACTATTCAAGCAGTTTGCCCAGTAAGTAACAAATTAGATTTAGTTTACGCTAAAAGATTATTACATATTAACAGGCTTATTAATATGATTGCTTTTGTAGAAAGTGGCCATGATGTAAAGTGTGTTAATCTTAAAGAAAATGCTGTTGGGTTGCTTCAAATAAGACCAATTATGGTTAAAGAGGTAAATAGGATTCTTGGTAAGAATAAATTTAAACTATCAGATAGATTTGATAAAGATAAATCTATAGAGATGTTTAAGATATATCAGAAGTATTATAATCCTAATTTTGAGTATCAAAAAGCAGCTTATTTATGGAATGGTGGTAGTAATTATAGCAAAGCTAATAAAAGTAAGAAAATAAAGCTTAAAATGTATTGGAATAAAGTAAAAAATGTAAAAGTATGATATTTGAAACTAAGTATAATATAGAAGATAGTGTTTGGGTCCTTATTAATAACAAAGTAAGAAAATTCACAATATCTTCAATTGACGTAAAACAAAGTGGAAAAAGTTTAGAGGTAAGATATTATTTAAATATTGGCACTAAAGAAGATTATAAATGCCATATAGTTGAAGAAGATAAATGTTTTACTACAAAAGAAGAATTAATTAAAAGTTTAGATTAATATGGGAATATTTAACAATAAAAAGAGGAATAAAATTGATTGGACTGAGTAATCTGTCACAAAACAAAAACAAATAATACTTGAAGTGAATAGTAGTTTGTTACTAAAAGGCAGTGCATCAAATTGTGCGGATTACAATGATACAAAATTGATGCAAGTAAATTTTCAAAAAACATTTACTTTCATCTTCCGACACGGATAAGTATGGGATTAAGGAAGAAGTATCTCAAAAGTTAGAAGAATTGTATCATGAAATTTGTGACTTAATTGATAATGATACTAAGAACCCGTCTGATGAGTTTGGTTAAATTTTAATAATAATAAATGAAAGAATTATCAAATTTAATAATTGGCCCATTTGAGAATGAAGGCCAATTTAATAGAGTTAAATCTTTTTTTAGAAAAAGAGGGGATTCAATTCCAATCTAGTAAATTAAATAAGGAAGCTAAATTTACAAAACATTGTAATATAAGTGTATTTAACAATAGAACTGTTAAAAAGTATTCTATACTTTCTGAAGAAAGATTTGATCATTATAGTGTTTATAAACCAGAAAGGATAAATAGTAAAACATTATATAGTTACCGGCAATTTAATGATACTTTTATGTTAAAAAAAACAAATTAGTAAAATTGTTAAAAAGATTGCAGATGAAAATAAAGAAAAATATAATTCATTTGAAGAAAAAGTTGAAGCTTCAGACATGATGATTAAGAAAACTAACAATAATTTTGGAGCTTGCGTAACAATGGAAATTTCAAAACTTCAAGAATTTTACAAGAAATTGTCAAACATAGGCCCAATTGATAAGAAACTTAAAATATTTATAGAGGAAATATTTGGTAAAGAATTGTTTGTTAAACCAGAAGTATTTTATAAATTTGGAGATAAGTTTGAGAAGGATAATAAAATTCTTACAATTGTTAAAACTGGTCCCAATAGTTGCATTTTAATGGATGAAAATTCAGATAACTTTAGTTTAAATAAAATTGTTAAAGACCCTAATAAAATTACTGAAGCTGAATTTAAAGAAATGTCTGGACATTATTTTGATATGTTAAAATTAATAAGTAAATAAATATGAGTGAAAAAACATTTGAATTACCAACAACAGTTATTGAGGCTAAGGCATTGAGTCCAAGCAGCTTGCTAATCTACAGTACTCCAAAAACTGGTAAAACTACAGTTGTGTCTTTTTTGGAAGATTCAATTTTATTTGAGTTGGAACCAAGGGGTGCTGATTTTGTAAGTGCAGTGAAGGTGCAATGTGAAACATATGAAGATATTGTAGGTTATTGCAAGAAAATTAGAGAAACTGGCAAACCATATAAATATGGAATACTTGACACTATCACAGCGTTAGAAGACATGGTGCTTCCATTGGCAGGTAAATTATATAGAGATACTGTAATGGGGAAAAATTGGGGCAAATTGGAAGATGGAATTACAGATGATCCTAAAGCAAATGTCCTTAAATTACCAAATGGAGCTGGATACCAATACACGAGAGAAGCATTTTTCAAAGTATTAGATTTCTTTACCGGGTCATTTGAAAGAGTAATATTACTTGGACATTTAAAAGACAAATTTATCACAATTGATTCAAAAGAAGTTACTGCAAAGGAAATAGATTTGCAAGGTAAAAATAAGAGTTTAACTTGTGCAAAAGTTGATGCAATTGGTGTTTTGTATAGAAAAGAAAATAAAACCATACTTTCTTTTAAAACAGATGAAACTACTATTTGTGGATCAAGAGCATCTCATTTGAAAAATAAAGATATAGTTCTTTTGGAAGAAATTGATGGGAATTTAGTGTCACATTGGGATAGAATTTATATTGATTAATAATAAATAAATTAATAATAAATAAATGGAAACAAAAATTAATGAAATTGAAGTTAATGGAATAAAATATGTTCCAAAAGACTCTATTAAACAAATTCAATATTCTGGGGATATTAAGATAGTAGTCCTTCAAAGAGGTTGGATTTATATTGGAAGATTCACGAGAGAAGGCAATTTATGCAAATTAACCAATTCTTACAATATAAGACAATGGGGAACTACTAAAGGTCTTGCAGAATTAGTGCATGGCCCTACATCTTCTACAAAACTTGATAAATGTGAAGGTGATGTAGAATTTGATTGGCTTACAGTAGTTCATACATTGTCAGTAAATCCTGAGAAATGGAAGCAAATAATATAAGAATTGCTATGAATTTTGAAGATAGTCAAAATTCATATTGCTATGGCTATGGCAATGGCAATGGCTATGGCAATGGCTATGGCAATGGCTATGGCAATGG